GAAGTTGACGAAGCATCTAAGGATGAGGATTCAGAAGAAGACAAAGTTGACGAAGCATCAGACGAAGACAAGGATGATGAAAAAGTTGACGAAGAGTTCGAAGAAGTAGCCGTAGAAGGCGACGACGAAGAAGGTGAAATGGACGCTATGGGCGGAGATGAAACCGACGAACTTGAAAAAGAAATTCAAGGCGATGAGGAAGGTGCAGAGGGTGAAAAAGAACCTGAAGAACTTTTCCAAGATCTTGACGCTATCGTAGACGAATTACAAGCAAAATTCGACGAAATCAAAGGCGAAGGCGACGAAGAAGGCGAAGCAGAGATGGATATGGACGCAGAAAAAGAAGAAACTTTTGCTCCTGAAGCATCTGCAGACCCAGAAGGCGACGACGAATTAGCAACTATGCGTGAGTATGTTGAAAAAGTAGCAGGTGGACACGGTGCTGAGAAAAAAGGTGCTGCGGACTCTGCGGACAACAAAAAATCTGTTGTTGACAACATGAAAAATGACATGGGTGGAACTACTGCTAACATCGCAAAAGGCGGTGAAGCATCAGAAAAGAATGATGGTGGTTTATCAGAAGTAACACCTAAGGATATTGACTCAGGCAACGTAAACGTTCCAGGCGCTAAGAAAGCAGCGGACATGTCAGCAGTAAAAGGCGGACATGGTGCTGAAAAAGCAGGCGCTAAAGAACAAGCGGACAACAAACAATCAATTTTCCGTGGTCGTAGATAATAGAGGGGCATAAGGATTGAAAACTAACCTACAAGAACATCTGAGCTTCGATCAGGCTAAAATCGTCATTGAGCGTGATGAAGGCGAGAACGGTAAAACGTTACACTTGAGTGGCATCTGTATTCAGGGTGACATTCGTAACGCTAACCAGCGCATTTATTCTTCGCAAGAAATTGATAGGGCTGTCAAGACGCTCAACGAACAGATTTCTGGGGGGTATTCAGTGTTAGGTGAAGTCGATCATCCTCAAGATTTACGTATCAACCTCGACCGTGTATCACACATGATCACAAAAATGTGGATGGACGGTCCTAACGGCTACGGAAAACTTAAGATGCTTCCAACTCCAATGGGTCAATTAATTACGACCATGTTGGAGTCGGGAGTCAAATTAGGTGTATCCAGCCGCGGATCAGGCGAAGTTGACGGTGGTGGCAATGTAAATGGTTTTGAAATTGTCACAGTTGACGTTGTTGCACAACCGAGTGCACCAGGCGCCTATCCAACACCAGTTTATGAACACCTTATGAATAATAAAGGTGGTTACCAGGCATTTAGAGTAGCTCAAGAAGTTAAAGGCGATCCACAGGCACAACGTTACATTGCAGAGTCCTTGAAGAAGATAATTCAAGGATTAAATCATTAGGAGAATCACAGATGTTAGACTTTGTAAAACAATTGTTTGAAAACAACGTGATTTCCGAGGAAGTCAAGTCGGAAATTGAAACCGCTTGGGAAACTGCCGTAAAAGAAAACCGCGACACAGTCGCAACTGATTTGCGCGAAGAATTCGCACAGAAGTATGAACACGATAAGGCTGCAATGGTTGAAGCAGTGGAAAAAATGCTTTCAGATAGAATTGAAGCAGAACTTTCTGAATTTGCTGATGACCGCAACGGACTTATCGAAGCAAAAGCCAAGTATGCTAAGAAAATGAAAAACGATTCCAAAGCAATGGAATCTTTCGTTCTTAACAACTTGAAAAAGGAACTTGGCGAACTTCACGAAGATCGTAAATCAGTCGCAGCGAATGTTGCTAAATTAGAATCTTTCATTGTGGATCAATTGGCAAAAGAAATTGCAGAATTCCACTCTGACAAGAAGGATCTTGCTGAAACTAAGGTTAAATTAATCAAAGACAGCAAGGCTAAGTTTGAAGAAGTTAAGAAAAATTTCTTGAACAAAGCATCCTCACTTGTTTCTGAAACAGTAGGTAAGAAATTACATGCTGAGATGAGTCAGTTGAAAGAAGATATTGAAGCAGCTCGCAGAAACGATTTTGGTCGCAGAATTTTTGAAAGTTTTGCAAGCGAATACGCAACAAGTCATCTAAACGAAAAATCTGAAACTTCAAAACTTCTTAAAGTTGTAAAACAGAAAGAAGAAGCAGTTGCAGAAGCAGAAGCAAAAGTTTCTGAAGTTGAGAAGATTGTTGAAAGTAAAGATGCTGAAATTGCTAAAATCAAAGACGCAGTAGAAAGAAAAGAGATTATGTCAGAATTGATGTCACCTCTTTCTAAAGAAAAGCGTGAATTGATGGGCGAACTTTTAGAATCTGTACAGACTAATAAATTACACGCCGCATTCGACAAGTACATTCCAGCCGTAATGGAAGGAAACGTACCAGCGAAGAAGGTGTTGTCAGAAGGCAAAGAAGTAACAGGCGATAAAGCACAGGCACAGTCCAACGGTCAAGAGAATAAGACCGCTGAGATATTTGACATCCGCAGGCTTGCGGGCTTAAAAGTTTAAGGAGAACAACAAATGTCACAACTATTAGAGTCACGCTGGTCAGAAACCAAAGACGCCCTTTTAGAAGGTCTTCAAGGTAACAAGCGTACTGTTATGGCAACGACTCTTGAAAATACCCGTAAGTATTTGTCAGAGAGTGCTACAGCAGGTGCTACTTCTGCCGGCAACGTCGCAACACTAAATCGCGTCATTTTACCAGTAATTAGACGTGTTATGCCAACCGTTATTGCTAACGAGTTAGTTGGTGTACAACCAATGACTGGACCAGTCGGCCAAATTCACACATTGCGTGTGCGTTATGCTGACGCATTCACTTCATCTGCATCACCTGCTCCATTAGGAACAGATGTAACAGCAGGCGAAGAGGCACTATCGCCATTCAAGATTGCTCAAGGCTATTCAGGTTCGAGCACGACTGATAAGGCTGATACTACAGCAGCAAAAGAAGGTGTTGCTGGTAACAGATTATCAATCCAAATCTTGAAGCAAACAGTTGAAGCGAAAACTCGTAAATTGAGTGCTCGTTGGACTTTCGAAGCAGCACAAGATGCACAAGCTCAACAGGGCATTGACATCGAGGCTGAGATCATGGCAGCTCTTGCACAAGAGATTACTGCTGAGATCGATCAGGAAGTTATCAACTCGCTTTCAACACTTGCAGGCACAGCCGCTTTAACATACGACCAAGCAGCGGTATCAGGTACTGCTACATTCGTTGGTGATGAACATGCTGCATTAGCAGTTCAAATCAACCGTGTTGCTAACTTGATTGCTCAGCGTACACGTAGAGGCGCAGGTAACTGGGCTGTTGTTTCACCAACAGTATTAACTCTGTTACAATCTGCAACTACTTCTGCGTTTGCGAGAACAACTGAAGGTACTTTTGAAGCACCAACAAACACTAAGTTTGTAGGAACTTTAAACAGTGCAATGAAAGTGTATGTAAACGGCTACGCTACATCAGACGATGTGCTTGTTGGTTACAAAGGTTCAAGCGAATCAGACGCAGCAGCGTTCTACTGCCCATACATCCCATTGATGTCAAGCGGTGTAGTACTTGATCCATCTACTTTTGAACCAGTAGTGTCGTTCATGACAAGATATGGTTATGTTGAGTTATCAAACACAGCATCATCTCTTGGTAATGCGGCAGACTACTT